AATACATTCCTCTCTTTGCTGATCCACAATTTCCAGTTGGACAAGTAATCTTATTTAATCTGGCTTTTGCATAATTATATATTTGCATAGCTTGAGTTGTAGATTGACAATATTCTGCATTTGAAACAGCAGCATCAATCATTGTTTTTATATAACTCATTTCAGCTAATAATTCTTGTTTTTCAGAATCTGGTTGACAGGGTTGCACATCTAGATCACACAATACTTCATAGTATTGTCCAAGTAATTGTGTAACTCTAAGATGATTGTATTCTACGTATACCTTTGAATTAGGTGATACACTGTATCTTATGATGTATATACCATCAGGTATATTTTCTTGTTTTGATCCACAATCCGTGGTTTGCAAAGCAAGTGTACATGCTGTTAAACACATGTCAAAATCTTTATCAACCTTAATTAAAACAGGTACAGAATAGCCAGGTAAAGTAATTAATAACTCTTCACAATCAACTGCTAAATCCTTTGAATATTGACTTGTATCTTTTATGCAAAGTAAATTACAGTTAGATACTGTAGGTATTTCTAAACTTAATATATGTCTGTCTGCCATTTTGTATTCTATTAATAAATGATACTATATAGATAATATACAAAAAAAATAGAACATATAAAAAATAAAAGAGCAGGAGATTTCTCCCCTGCTCTAATATATTACTTGATAATTTTAATTATTACCAAACAGCATTTTCCTCAATAGGTAAGTTATTACCATTGTCTTTAGCCCATGCTTGTAATCCTTGAAGGAAATCCTCCATAGCAACTTGTGAAGCTGTATCATCACATTTAACATAGATCTTATACTGATACTGGTCATTATCAAACACTCCTGATGGATTGTTGAATCTTGGCACAGAATGTTGTACGTAATAAGCTCTGTATGTTGATGTTCTGTCAACTGCAGCTAAAAGCTCATCAGATAACTCAATCTCTCTGATTCTAGCACTATCAGCATTTCCTTGGTTATAAGGAGACTGACGGTATCTCTCAGACATAATCAATTCTCTGATTACTTCTTCACCTTTAGTTTGTTGCATTGAACCTGGTGTAGCTGAAGCTACGCCACAATCATTACAAGGGTTACCTGTTTCATCTAATAAAGATACAATGATCTCTACAGGCTCAGCATTGAAATGATCTCTTGTGTCAAAAGAACAGTTACCAAATACAGTATCAACGTATGCACCTTGGAATTCTACACATGCAGAAACTTTAGTAGCTCCGTGAGGATCTGTTGAAGCAACATATGTTCCATCAACTACTTCAGCAATAGTATAAACTTCTTCAGTAGAAACACCAGCAGTAGTAGTTGTTACAACAACACCACCAGCAGAAACTGAATCTACTAAGATTGCACCATTTCCGTCACCACCATCTACAGCTAATACATCTCCAGCTACATAGCCTTTACCTGAATTAGCAATAGAGTAAGTAGCAATAGCATCACTTACACCTAAAGATACAATGTTAATTCTAGCTCCTGTTCCAGTTGAACTACCTGAAGTTGCCACATCTGCTTTAACTTGGTAGCTTGCACCACCAGCTGATAATGTAGAAGCTTTAACACCATCTAAATCAGCTTCAGCAACAAATGGTTTGATAAGTGGATCACCTAAAGCCATTTGAGCCATATTAGCAATGATTAAAGCTGGGTCAATATATTCTTGCCCTTCAACACAACATACATTTGCTGAGTCAGCAATTGCATATGCATTGTGATTTAAAAATCTAAGTGCAGGAGAACCTTTTACATCAATTCTCATAAACTGTGTTTTACCACAAGGAGCACAATCAGATGCTAAACATAATTTAGCAGTTGCTTGTGATGCAGTAAGACAGTTTGCTGCCCACATTCTAGTAAGATATCTTGGGTTAATCCCTTTAGATTTTACTGATTCTTTGTAACCCCCATGTCCTGGGTTGTTACCAATTGTATCTTTAGTATAAAATGAACCTTGTACAATGTACGCTAGTTCACCAGCAGTCAATGTAGCCGGAGCAGCAGCACCACCTGGTATAGCAACTGATTTCCAGTCACTTCCACCAACTAATGCTAATTCACCAGCTGTCAAAGCACTTGTAGCAGTTCCTGCTTGCTTTTCTACTGAAGACACAACAAACGTTTTATTAAACGCATGATTAAAATAAGCCATAATTTGTTGTTTTGTGTGAGGACCATTACCCCCACTGGTTATAAAAAAAGATTTAAACAGTTTACTCTGCTTGTAACATCAGTGTTACTATAATAATATAATCATTTTCTATTAGATAAACAATATATTAATTATTTCTTTCAGCAGCCTGTAGTCCTCTTTGTTGCTGATACATGTTTTCTATATCACCTGCAATCAATGCTGCAGTATCATCAAGGATTACTTCTACTAAATCATCTTTAAACTCACATATAACATTATTCAAGCTAATATTACCAGTGTATGGATCTGTACAGCCTTCTACTTGTATCAATGTGGGTTGTCTATAATAAGTTAATACAGGATTAACTATATCAAAATCTCTTTTGTATATTCTTATCCTGTTATCAAGCATTGTACAAAAAGTTTCTCCCCATTCAAAATCTGGATTCTTTAGTGGATCTCTCATGATTAAATTAACATTAGCTTCTTCAGCTAAATATACTGTCATTGATCTTGGAGTACAACAATCATCTTTTGCTTGTGTAGTAACTTTCTTAAATTCTAAATAAGTATTAACTGGAAAGTTGTCTGTTTCAAAATAATCTGGAAAAACATTACCTGTAAGTGATAATTCAATTAGGAGAGGTTGCAAGTCATCCACTCTTCTTTTGGATAACTCATCACCTTCCTGATACATATTACCACCATGTAAGTTTCTTCTACACCACTCAACTTGTGATTTATTGAAAGCCTCAACAAACTGCCAACATTCTATATTATCATAGTCTTGGCTATCAAGCTTATTCAGCCTTTGCTTAAGTTTTATGAGTAATGTATTATTTTCCATTTTTAATTATTTTTAAGCATTCCAATATGGTTCAACTTTATCCATTAGAGATAATAAACTCTCTTCATTTTTAGGATCCATTAAAAAGTCTAAACATTCAGATGGTCTTTTACCCATTCTAATACCACTATCCATTGGCTCAATCCATCCACCTGCTTTAGTCAGTAAGAATCTATAAAATAAACAGTCTTTAACAAGTGCTCTTATTTTTATTTCCTCCATGCTTAATGTAGAAACATCTAAAAAGTTTTGTGCTGCTTTTTTCTTATTACCTTCAGATCCATGACCTTGAATATAGTCATCCATATTTTCATACATAACATCATTAGGAGTAGACTTACTATACTGTGTACTATTTGAATCACAGATTTTAGCTACATACATAAGCTTTGTTGCATTACCATCATACATTTTTTGTAGTTCTACTAATGCTCTATTTCTTATTTTACTAAGTTCAGTTCTAGTAGTTAACGTTTCTTCTAACGTATCTAAATAAAACTTAACTCCTTTAGAGTTTACTTTAGCATCTTTTAGTGACTTTGCTACTATAGAAAAACCACCTGCTTTAATAGCATATAGTTTAATTCTATCATATGGATCTAATTCTGGATCTAAGAATACTGGATCATTACCACATCTTAAACTAATCTTATCCCAAAATTTATCATTATTAGGACTCATAATAGTTAAGTTGTTCCAAAAATCTTTGTCTTCTGGATCAACTACATTAGCTGCAAGAGATGCTTCTAATTCTGCAACTACTGTTCTAATTTCTTTAATCTTTGCTTTTTTCTCCTTAGGTGCTAACATTTTTACTTCAGGTGCAAATTCATTTAAACCAGTAACATATCTTTTTACTCCATTCATCTCAAGACATGCTAATGATTCTTCATGGTATACTCCATCATGTAATGCCAATCCATATTGTTCTAATCCCATATTTTCTTTATTAGGATTAAAAAATGGACGCACTGCAACAGATTGTTTTTTCTCCTGCTGATACTTTTCTACAATAGTGTACTCACTCATTTTTTTTTGGTTTTAAATTAATAATTATTATTCACAGTCAAAAGTACATAATTATGTACATTTATTATTACTAATTTCTAAAGCAAGGTTTTACCCTTGCTAAAGTTTTTTGACTTTTAAACAACTATCTTCAAAGCTCCTGTAGTGTGATATATATCACCTTTTGCTAAACCTGCAGCAATTGCTGCTGCATTATCTGCATGGTCTCTAGCTAAGATGTCTTTACCAACAGCTTTAGAAGCAAGTATTTTTGAAACACTTGAATTTGAAAACTCATATGTTTTATTTTGTCTTTTAATATCTAGTGCCATGATTAGTTATATTTTAAAGGTTAAAAATAAAAAGGGAGGAGGTATTAGCCCCTCCCCTTTAATTATAGTTCTTAGAATGAGCCTCCTGTTACAGGGTTTCTCATTACAATTTTAAGAACTTTGGTTGGATCCTTAACCCATATAGCTGGCATGGTCTGAGTCATATATACTCTATATCCATTAAACTGACCAGTAGAAGCAAACCCTTGAGTTCTTCCCATGTAGTCCATAGTACCATTTTGGTAGAACCACTTAAGTTGATTATCCCAAGAAAGTTTCAACAAGTGAATGTTGTCATTTCCTTCATCAGTTACATCAAAGATAATAAAGCTGTATGAACTTAGAGGTCTACCATCAATTAATGGATTCTCTATATCATTTGTGTTTAAGTTATCAAATGCTGGATTCAATACAAACTTAACGTTAGCTAAGAATGGAATAGTAAAGCTTGTGTAAGCAAAACCATAATCTAAATCCATACCAGAACCTTTAACAGCACCAATATCAGTTGCATTTTGAACTAAACCAGAACCATACACTTCATCAGCAATTGCTTTGTTGATTAACTGCATACCACCAATACCTGTTTGTACAACAAGTGATCTTTGTGGGTCTGGCCCTTTAAATTCAACTTTACCTTGGTAGAAGTTGTAAAGTTCAGACTTAAACATGTCAAGAGTAAATGATGACTTGTTATATACTCTTTTGAAAGAGTTATCTAACTGTGACCATAAACCTACAGATAATCTAATATCATCCGGTCCGTCTTGCTTAATTCTACCACCTTTACCCCACATTAGGTAAGTTTCAATATCTGTAGCAATTTTAGATAAATGTGCTGCTTCCATATTTGTAATGAAAGTTCTTGTAAGAGTTCCGTTTTCAAACGCTTCTCTTGCACCTGCTTTACCCATGTTAGCTACTAGTCCTTCAATACTAGGTACTGATGGATTGTTTGGATCATTGTCAAAGTTTCTCCAAATCTCAGTTACTGGTACAGTACCATCAGCATTCAAACCACCTTTGATCATAAGATCAGCACGGCTTGAAATAGAATAGTGTACGTGTGCTTCTGCTCCTCCTACAAAGTTGTAGAATTCACGGAATCCAGATCCTGTTTCAATGTCAGAAAATCTTTCACCATATTCACCTCTTGCAGAACCTTTTCTAAAGAATTTTGTTCCTTTAGCTAGATACTTGTTATCTAAGACTGCTGCATTGTTGTTGTTAACTAATTGAACAGTGTAAACATATCCATCACCTGCAGGGATAATATCATCTGCTGTAATGTAAAGTTCAAGTCCATTATACTTATCATAAGTAATAATGTCACCATGTCCAAAAGTTCTTTTGTTGATCTTGATCTTAAATAGAGTTCCATCTACACCTTTTGCATCATTAGCTGGTTCAATGTCTGCCACTATGTAAGGAAGATCTTGTGCAATAGGAGTTTGCCACTTGTACTCACCTCTAGCATTATCCACCATGATTGTATTCTTTCCACCAAAAGAAGCCATTTGATATAAAGGCATTTCTACCTTTTGGGTCATTGCCCATAAATCAATTGGTCCCATATCCATAGGCTCGGAGTTACCAAGCATTTGGGTAAGGTGATAAGAATCAACATGAGAACTAGCTTTGTAGCTTGTATCACGTAGGAAAATCCCATTATTTAAAACTGGAGTTGCCATAATTTTGATTGTTTTTGATTAATAATTATTGTTTATATATTTAATACTTGATTAAATTCTTTTAAAAATGTTGTTAGCTCTTGGTATTTTTCTTTTAGCAGTTCTTTTAGCAGTTGGTTCTTTATCCTTAACTCCTAAAGATGTAGACCCTCCACTATTAGATTGTTCTGTTTTAAGTTTTCTTACCGTTTTCTCTATAGTTTTTTGAGCACCTTTATCCATTATTTTTGCTTTGTATCCTTCTGGATCTTGTAGCAACCATAATGCTTCAGATATCAAACCATAGTTTGGCTCAACAAATTGATACTTTTCAAGGAGATGTCCAAGTAAGTTAGTATTCTTACCACTAACTGATGGATAAGCAGGTTGTACCAAACCATTATAAAGCATGGCCTGTGTCTTCTTATCTATCTTAACATCATTTATAGAACCTCCTTTTAAAGTCTCATATACGTTTTTCATATATTGCTGTGACGCTTGTTCTTGTTGTTTCTTTTTAAGCTCTTGTTCTTCTAGCTTTCTTGCAACAACCTTTTCTTGCATCTTATCTAATTTTGGTTTAAACTTCATTGCTTGTTGTTCAAGCTTACCTAAGTCTTTCCAAATTTCTATTTCTTCAGCAATTTCTTCAGTAGTACCATATCCTGTTGCAGATAAATACTCTGTGATAATTCTTTCTTGATCATTTGACTTCTTAACATCTAATGATCTATTTTCTTCTACTTGTGATAACGTAGCAAACATTCCTTTTAGATCTTGACCACCATCTGCTACATAACGTGCAGCAATTTGTAATTCTTGTGGTAAGCTTTCAAAAAACTTTTTAGGAGTTTCTCTTCTTACTTCATTAGCTTTTTCTTCTAAGTTAGCTTGAATTAATTCTTCCCAGTCTTTAGCAGAATAATCTTCTAATTCTTTGTCATCATCAAAAGGAACAATCTTATCTTCTTTAATAAGCTTGCTAAATACATCACTTATTCCAGAAATCTTTTTTCTTCCTCTTTTTTCTATCTTCTCTTCTTCAGAGTCTTCTTCATCAATACTGCCAATTACATCATCAATATCAACTTTTTCTTGAACTTCTTCAGCTTTAGCTTCCGGTTCAATTACTTCTTCTGAGCTAGGTTCTTCTTTAGCATCAGCTTTTACATTTAAATCATCTTTGTCATCTACATCTGGATCAGCAAAAGACATGTCTGCTTTTGACCCTGTACCTGAAAAAATGTTCTTGTTTGGTTTTTCTTCCTGTGGCAAAGTAACATCTGCTGCACTAGGTGCTGCATCAAAGATCTCATCTAAGTTTATGTCTAATGTTTCTACTTTACTATTCACAGATTCAGTTTTAGTACTCATAATATTTGTTGGTTTTAATATTAGTAATCTCTATACATATATAATATAAGAATAATCTTTCTAATTAAACTTATATAATTTGAAATAAATTAAAAGTTTTTAGCAGTATATAGCTAACACTTATTTTTTATCTTTATTTTCTTTGGATTTAGGAGCATCATACTTGTTTTTATTTTCTCTAGCTATGTCCAATTTTGTCTGTGCAATCTCTTTCTGAGCATTTATTTTTTGTCTTTCAACATCTAGTCTGCTATTCTCCATAGACATCTTAGTAGTGTTTTTTTCTCTCTCCATGCTAAGTTGTTGATTGTATCTTGTAGATTCTTTAATTTCTTCCATAGCATCCTGATAATCAGACTGTTTGTTTTCATTAATGTCTACCATTGAACCGTATCCAGCAGATTTAATTTCAGCTAACAGTATATTGTTTTGTCTGTCTTTCTCATTTTCATCTATTTCAACTTGAAGTTTCATTTGTTCTTCTTGTTGCTTAGCTTGAATTTGTTGCTGTTGCATTTGCTGTTGTTGTTGCATATCTTGCTGACGTTGCATTTGTTGTCTGTTTTCAGAATCTTTTAAGATATCTGTTACTTCAGCAATTGAATCTGCTTTTACAATGTTACCTAATTCAAAGATACTTGCACCTGTAGTATTATTTGTAAGAGCCATCTGTTTAAGATTTTCTAGAATAGCTCTGTGATTTGTTTTTGTTGTAGCAAAAATATTAAAATCTCTTAGTAATAAATCTGTACCGTTAATTGTAAAATTAACTTTTTCTGCTTCAGAAGATATATATGATAGTCTAACACTTGGATTAGTACTATAGTAGTATTGTGCTAAATCAGTCCTCATCTGATGTACTCTTGGCATTAACTGATCTGAATGCTGTACAAAATACATCTCTGTTTGAGCGTAAGACTGTTGCATAGCTTGTACTACCCCTGTTGCCGTTTGAGCTGATACAGCCCCTCCTAGACGTTGTGGGTTAACCCCTATTGCATCAAAGCATTGTTGCTTAAAATAATTAGCAAGTTGAATTCTAGACATCAATCTACTAGTCTGCTCCATGTTTAGAGTTTGATAGTGATTAAAGTTAGTAGCATTCTCAGTATTAGTAATGGATGTATCAAGAGGTAACATTTGAAAATCTTTCATTGCTACCCATGCCTTGGAATAATTATTTTTTCCCCAATCCTCACCCATTGAGTGACGTGGTAAAGCATTTTGATCAAACATAATTACTGTTCCTAATTCATCTATTAGAATGTCAGCAATTTGGTTATTAACCATATTGTATCCAACTTGATATGCTTTCATTAAATCTACTAATGAAGTAGATCTAGTATTTCTATCAGAAAATACTCTTCCTTCTACAGGAAGTTTACATCCATAAAGTGTATTGTTACCTTTAAATTGAAAAGGTAATCTTCCAGGTTTAGTTCTGTTAATACCTACATATATTGGGTTTATATTATCTCCCATTGTAGATCTCCACATTGCTGGTAAGTTTGGTCCTACTTTAACGCCACCCCATACTTCATTGATCCATATCCAATCTATATGTTCTCCTTGTAATAAATTTTCTTTTGTTCTGTTCTTAAATATAGAGGTATCATATACAGCTTTTTCTGTAATTTTAAAAGTCTCATCAATGATCTCTTGTGTTACACTACCATTTAATTCTATCTTAGTTAAATGACCAACTCTCCTCTGTGTCTTCCAATAAATTGTAGATACTCTCATTAAGTTACCTTCATCTAAAGGTGTCATGTCTTCTGAGTTATCTAATATCTCACTCAAAATATCACCACCAACTCCAGGATTATTCCAATAGTTACTTGTGTATTGTCTATATGCTAAACCTGGCATATTAGTATTCCACTCATGTGATCTAGTTGCATCATAGTATGCACCATCATTTTGATAACCGTTTACTTGATACTGTGCAGATCTTGCAGGATATATTTTTTGTAAAGATTTTAATTGTTTCTCATCCATTAAATAACCATATCTGTCAATAACATCTGACACGGTCATTAAGTCCATCTTACCTACATAGTTAGAATCAGAAATGTATCTCTGATCTGGAGATTTTTGATAGAAAGTTAAAACTGGATTCCATAGCTCTACATCATAATCATCTTCTAACATTCTAAAATGCCAAAATTCTCTATCTGATATAAGCATATCACGGAAACCTCTTTCTTCAAGTTCTTGCATATGAAATCTTTCTTCATCTACTGCAAGTTGATGTGATGCCCACTCCTCAACCATACTTCTATAATCCTTAGAAAAGAAGTCTTCTATTTCAGGTAATGTTTTTAATCCTTCAGGAGATAATTGCTTCTGTGCCTCCTCAGATGCTGGGTCCATACCCATCTCAATCATTTTCATTACTAGATTTGCCTCAGCCTCTGCTAATAATGATTCTTCAATCTGTAATCTTTTTTGCTCTAACATCTCATTATAAGATGTGTCATCAACAGCTCTAAATTGTACTTTAGAATATCTCTTTGCAAATTCACCTGTCAATACATTAATTACATTAGGTATGATAGGATAAAATTTTAATTCAAGTGCTGAATCATTCTCAGCTGTTAGTGTATCCATTAAGTCTTTATAGTCATTATCTGGCTCAACTATGTAATCAGATTTATCTATAACTCCTTTTGCTAACTTATAATTCTTTAATAGTCTTCTTGAATTAATACGTAAAAATTCTATACCTTGTAACTCCAACCAATCTAGATTCCAAGCTGCCCAATCATCAGTCTTTTTTGAGTAAGGTAAAAACTGTGTTGGTTGTGTTAAGCTAGAAAATGTAGGCCCGCTCTCAGCTTTGGCCCCATTTTTCATTTGCATTGCATTTAATACTCTCATCTAGATTATTTTTGGCTATTTAATATTTTTAAAACCAGACCTTCTTATTTTCTGACCACCTAATGTTCTCCTACGGCCTATATTTTTAAACGCACTGGTATACTTTAATTTACTTATTTTTTCTGAATTTACCAAAGAATCACCTTCTGATTCACGCCTTTTGGCATAACCTCTATTAGATTGTTGTATTTTAACAAAAGCAACCAATGCTCCAAACGTAACTAACCTATCCACGTTAAGACCTGGATAATATGCTAACATTTCTTTTATAAGCATTGGATCTGGTATTCTTTCAACACCTAATGTTTGTGACATAACATTACCTTCATCATCTAATTTTTCATCTATTGCTTCTCTTATAAATTCTATAGCATAAGAAATTAAATGACTCTTAAATAATGTTCCTGTATTTTTCCAACCGTATTCTTGGTATACTGTTCTGTTAGATCCTAAATCTTTTAAGAAAAGTATTTGTTGCTTTGGTACTAAATATCTTTGTTTTTTTCTTGCAATCATATGCTGAATAAATAATGATATATTATTCTCAACAATAGTCCAAGCATTATACCACTCTATAATTAATTCAAGTCTTTCATGTGTTTTATTAATATCATCAAACCTTCCACACCAGGCAGCTACTATCTTATCTCCTTCTACAAATACCTCAGTATCACCTGATACAGTTGTTCTAGTTACCTCAGTAGCATTTTTATATATAAATATACTACACAAAGAATCAGATGTGGTTGTTTTACCTTCTGATACAGGGTCAATAGAACCATAGTATTGCCCAAATTCTGGACGTTTACTAGCAGGTCTTTCCCATACTACTATAGTTCCAGTTTTATCAGTCATTTTTTTATTTACAGGAAATTCAGTAATTGGTGGCTTGTTAGTTCTTTTAGCTACTATACCTTCTTGATCTCTGTCTAATTCAATTAACTCATATGCATACTCTTTTTCTTCTATCTTTTTCATTTGTTTAGATAGAATACCTTGTGGAAATACTGATGCTTTTCTATATGCAAATGCCTCAGCTATGTTTAAAGGTTTCTGAGATATTCTTAATTGGTATTGTTCAGGTCCTAACTCTGCTTTCCATCTTTCTCTTTCTCTTACAATAGCTTCTATGGCTTCCTCAATTTGTGAATTACCCCAGTTATCAATGTATGGTGGCATTGACCATTGCTCAGGAATAAATAACCCAGCCATTCCTATAGTGCCTTCTGCATCTATAAGGTTAGTTTCTACTGCATATATATCATTAGCAGTAGGATTCATTATCATTTCTTTTAATGGGTTACATTGCTCTAAATCACCAACAGATCCTGCAGCAATAAACATACCTGTTGTCATCATACCTGAAGACATTGCAGGACGCAAGTACTCATACGTTTGCATCATCTTAGGTGCAATACCTGCTTCCTCATGAAAGAAATAAGTTGTTGGACCACCTACACCTGATGTAGCATTTTTTTCAAATGAGGCACCTTGTATTTTAGATTTAAGACCTCTTGATGTTTTTCTATTACCTACTTTAACTTCTATTTGCTGTTGCCATAAAAGAACTTTCTCAGGATTGCTTGGTCTATACCAAGCTGTATGTTCATTAAGAAAAGTTTTGTATTCATCTAGAAACTTCCAAGAACCTTTATCATTTATATAATCTTTTAATGATGCACCAATCTTACATGTACTACCTTCTTCAAACCAATAGGTATTTATAATCTTTCCCATATGGAAATATGAAGAAGCTATCTGACGTTTTTTGAGTATAGCTGAATGCTGATTGTTTAACTCTGCAAGTATTTCATACAATGCCATGTGATATTGTGCATCACGTACTTTAGCAAACCCATATTTTTTTTCTTCTTTATCAAAGATTGGTAAAAAATTTAACCACATATAATAGTCTCTGGTTAGATACCAAATCTTATCATTATTTTTATATATTACCCCTTCTCTACATTTATTTTTTTGGTCATCCCAGTATGCCATAAAATCCTTTGATCTGAAAGGAGAACTACAATACAAACCTTCTTTATTAAATCTCCTTGCTTCAGCATTAAATATTAAACTTGTTTCATCAAATTCATACTTGCCAGGTTCTTTAAATATCTCAAAAATAAACTCATGAAAATCTTCATCATTAGAAAACTCTGTAGATGTCCAATTATCATTTTCATATGTAGGTATAATCCTACTCATCTCTTATGATAGCATATACATCACCAAACTGTAACAACAAATGCTCTTCACCATTATGAGGCATTGGTGTTGGCATAGCATGATCTGCATAATGCACTACATCTCCTACTTGTATTTCTTCTACTTGATCTCCTTTACCTACAACAATCCCTTGAAATGTCTTTTTCTGAGCCATTTCTGGTAAATATAATCCTGATGCTGTCTTAGTCTCAGGTTTAATTTCTTTAATTAACAGTTTTTTTCCAACTGGTATTATTACTTTGTTTTTCATTTAATTAAATTTTATTGATTTATAATTGATCATATGCCAATCCTGCACCACCACGGACAGAACTTTCTTGTTCTTGTTGCATATCTGTATATGCACCTTTGTATGATTGTCTAATCTGTTCAAATTTTGCAGCAGCATTTATCATAGAGTTCATATTACCGTCTCTACCATGCTCAATAGGGGTTACCTCCATATACTGTGCTAATCTGTCTAACATGGCTTTAATACCTACGTATGCCCTATATGTAGGAGTTTCATACATCTTCTTGCACATATCTAATGCATATCTTATTTTACCATCTTCAGGAGATTCTTCTAATCCTATTTCTTCTATTATGATATCTTCCTTCTCATGTTCAGGTAAATTAAAAAATGGATTTAAATCAGGGTTAGGGCAAGACATATAAAAAATATATTGATATACCTGCATATTAGTATCAGGATATTCTGTCATTATATTTTTTAAAAATGGTAATGAGTAACAATGTTCTGTTAATACTAATTTACTATTCTGTATATCAAATAATTTTACTATCATGCTTTTTTAGATTTAGTTATTTCTTTCTTTAATTGATCATATGCCACTACAAGTATAATTGGTTTGCTTTGCCCAAACAATAATACTTCAGTATGTGTATTTTGAAACTTATTAGTTGATACATGAAAGTATTCTTTAAACCATACTATTTTACTTAAATCTATGCATATTTTTGTTTCTTCAAATCTAAAGTCTGTAGGTACTTTTGACTTTAATGATTGTATTTCTACTGCTGCTATATATTCTTTCATTATTGATTATCTTTTAGCCACATTATTAAAGATCTAACTTCATCTTTTAAATATGGTAATTCATACATTTTTATTGTATCTAATACTGGTTCACCATCAACATGTTCATTAATTGGATATCCATTTTTATCCTCACCTATTTGTTTAAACTTAACATGTTGTATAATTAGTTTTCCAATCTTTAATTTAGGGTTATGCTTCTTAATAATATACGCATAAATACTTAATTGTAGATTATAATGATTAAGGTTACAATCATCTAAATGATTTACAGGCCTAAACATTTTGTTAGTTATTCCTTCCCAATTAGTAAATCCTTTATCTTTAATTTCTTTATTTGTTTTGTAATCAGTTATGTTTATATAACCATTTACAACTTCCACTAAATCAGCTTGACCACAAATAGCAGCAGACTTAAGGTATACTAAATGTTCTGGATATACCCCTTCTTCTAACTTCTGCTCTGGTGCAATTTTTACTCCAGAAGTATCTACTAATGGTTTTATAATTGGTACTTCTGTTCCATACTTTTGAATTGTTTCAAACTCAAGTATATCCGCTTCTCTTTGATTATGATAAAAATTACCTAGCTTAATTGCTCTATCTGTCTCACCATCCCATGCAGCTATTATTTCTTTAGGTGTCATCCCATACCATTTTGATCTTTTGTTCTTAGATGATTTAACTGCCTGACCATCTCTGTCAAACTTGGGTTTAAATTTTCCAACTAAAGAAGTAACACTTAACCAATCTATTTTATCTTGATCAATGCTTTCATATACGTGCCCTTCTTCTTTAAATAATATTGCCATTAGTCTGTAATATTAGTAGTCCACATATTTCCATAAGGCATAGATGTATGCACTTCCTGTTCAGGTACATGAACGTTATAGATTATTGTTTTAGCAGGCTCCAACAATGTTATTGCTTCTTCTGCAGTTATTTGTTCTTCAGCTAGTAGTTCACCTACTATTTGAGCTTTAGTTAGTTTGTCCATTTTCAATTTGTTTATTAATTAATTCTTCTTGCTCTTCTGATGTTATTGCATCCCATTTTCCCTTTGGACAATCAGAAGATAATGATCTTACTTTAAATGCTAAACTACATCCACAATCTGCACAACAAGGTTGTGTTCCAGGTGCCATACATTTATCACCTCCAGCGTCAAATAAAATACAATTTATACATGTCTGGAATCTTTCATCAGCTATTGCTTCAATATGCTCTTTCTTAAATATATTGTTTTTAATACCTTCTGCAATTTTATCTGCATTCTTAAAAACATCTAAATACTTTTTCCAGTCAGCCATTTTTTTTAAAATTTTCTTTTTTTAGCATATCATCATGGATTTGTTTCATTGCACTTTCCATCTGCTCAATATTGGTTTTTATATCCTCACTTTTTGCATAACCATTGTAAGTTCTTTTAGCAATATTACCTAATAAACTTTTATTCTTTTTTATTGCTTTATCTAACTTAGCTTTTCTTAATTCAAATGTTCCTAATCCCTCTACATAAACTCTTGGGAAACTTAAATCAGAAAGTTTTTTTCTTAGCTTTGCATAATAAAAAGTTATAAAATCTTCTACTACTTGAGGATGTACTTCAACTTCCTCAGCTATATTCTTTCTAAACTCCTTGTGTGACTTGGGGTGCATTGCCTAAAATTTTATAATCAAGTAATACTAATCCTTCTGTCTGGATGTTAATATCTGGTTTAATAGTAATTGTCTTTTTATTATTACCTTTTTTACTAAGCAAACCTTTTCTTTCTGCCTTTGTTATTGCATTTCTGGCAGACTGAGGACTCTTAAAAATATTCATATTAACTAATGTTAAACAAAACTTAGTTAACTCAATACTTGGAGTTTTAGATAGTTCACATAAAAACTTTAAATCAGAATTAGTTACTAATATATCATTAAAGAAACAATAAGTAAGTATTTGATACTTTATTGATTCATCAATATTAACTTTTAATTTTAAATCTACTTTTTTTACTATTGCCATTTTATAAACTCATTATCATATCAACCATATCTGGATGTGGATATATATCTGACTTACCTGTTCTCACATTACCGTGAGTTAATAACCCTTTTACCTTTCCATAATATGCATCCTCTTGAAAATCAAAACCTTTAGATGGACCATATTTCTTGATATATTGTTTTAAACCTAATCTTATATCTACACCATCTCTTTCACCTACCCACTTAATCCACTTTTCTGTAGCTTTAATTTGCTCTTCTGTGTAGTTGTGCCAGTGTAGTTTATTCTTGAAATGTTCAGGTAGCTCTAATACTTGTTCTTCCTGACATACTGAACCTACATATGTTTTCATTGTCTTACTATCTAAGTATCCCATGTTACATATTTCAATTCCTACTGAATGTCTGTTCATATATCCTGATCCAGTTTTTCCTAAATGAAATGCTTGTGCTCCTGTAGGAAATGCTTGTACCATGACACCATTATATTCATCATTACCATTCCTGTGATTGGTACCTCCTAATACAAATTCAGTTGCAATGCGTCCTCTGCTATCTCTTCCCCAGTGATCAATGCATCTATAAGGATTAGCATTACCTGCAGTATGGTGTAAAAAGATATAATCATTATTAATAGGTCCTTCTACATATTCCCCTTTAGGTAAATAATGCTTATGTATAATTTGATCATAAGGTGTCTCAAACATTTGACCTTGTGTATCAGTGTCTTCATCTATTGCTATAGTTAATTTACTTGGTAACTGTAATAAAAGAGCCCATGTGTCTGCACCTACTATACCATCAGCAGATAAATTATGCATAAGTTGAAACCTTATAACATGCTTTTCTGTTTGTCTTCCAAATATTCCGTCAGGTTTAATTAAAAGATTCTGTTGTAGTGTCTTTACTTCTTGACCTCTATCACCTTTTTTTAGCATCTTCATGATTACTCTGCACCTGCTGCCGCTTTTTCCATAGCTTCTTTAAAAGCTTTCTCATCTTCACTTGCCTCTCCTCCGTTATCTTGTTGTGCTGCAGTTTGTGCCATAAACATTTGAGCTTGCAGTCTTTCAGCTCTTGCTTTGTCAATAGTAGCTAATAAATCCTCATACTCTGCCTGAACAGTAAGATGTGGAATATTATCTTTATAAAACTGTGTGATTTCTTCTCTACGCTTAGTTAGTTCTTCTTTACTTAGCTGAGGATCCTTGTTTGGATCTAAATTTTTTACGTCTGCCATTTTATTTGGTTTTAAAAATTAAACATATATGCAAACATACATAAATAGTTTAACTTAAAAAAGTTTAATGGCTTTTTTTATTATGATGAAGGAAATAACGGATTATTTTCTAGTAAAGTAATCATTTCTACTACATCCGATTTGATATATGTTTTAAAATTGATAGCATAGTTTTCTACTGGCCAATTATCATCAGTAATGGTGTCACTAGCTGGTGTAATAAAAGGTGAACTACTCCCAGCCACTTTATAAAACGTATATATTTGAGGATCACAACATGCGTCCTGAACTTGCTTAGTAAAACCTAATTCTATTAAATCTGCCTCTGTCATAATCTACCATTTTACTTTGTCTGCCCAATATGCTGCACTCATTTTACCTTTAGCTATATTTTTACCATGTCTAGCTTTAAAGCTCTTACGTCTAGCCTTCTGCTTTGCTGACTCACCTGCTTTAGGCTTGCCTGCTGTCTTTACACCCTGTTGACCAAATCTAATTGTCTTTACTTTATCTCCTACCTTAGCCACCACTACGTGAGACTTCTTTGGGTGTGACGGAGTACGTTTAGGTTTATTATAACCTGATACCCCTGCTTTTGTTAGTCTACTATCTTTCTTTGCTGCCATTATCTTTTCTTTCCTTTATGCAATCCATGAGATGCGTGTTGTTTACCTTTTTTAGTTGCAGCACGTTTCTTTTTGTTTGCTGCAGCTAACTTAGCCTTACCCTTTTTAGTGCTCTTTAACTTATCAATAGTTTTCTTTGGTGCATATACCTCACCTGTCTCAGAACTTTTCTTTCCTGAAGCAGTTGTCCATTTCTGTTTGGTCCATCTAGTAAGACTCTTTTGTTGTTTTGTCTTTGCCATTATCTTGCAAATAATATCTTTATTGAATAAATAATTAATGCTGATGCAAGTATTCCCATTAAAGGATCATTATTATCCTTAACTACTTCTGTTTTTTCCTTGCAACATTTATCACTTGCTGGTTTAACTGATCTACAAGTAGTTAGTAATCCACAACATAATAATACTATAATTAATTTTTTACCCATTACTTTTTCTTTTTACGCACACAGTTATTTACTATTTTATTTCCTTTCTTCTTTACGCCTTTTTTTACGTAACCAGCCCAACAAGAAGATTTCTTTTTAGTTCTTTTATTTGGTAAAGCCATCACCTTTTGTGTTTACATTGAGTTTGTTCAAGTCTGATAAGATCTTTTTCTAAATCAACGATTCTATCTTGACAGTCATTAATTAATTTTATCTTTTTTTCTAATCTAGCTTCTATAACCTCTATATCATCTGACAATTGTGCTATTTGGCTATACGCAATACCCATAGTAAAAATAATACCTATGATCCAAATTATATTACCTATATTAAGTGTAAAGTCTTTCATTACTTCTTAGATTTGTATCCTCCTCCATTAGCCTTGTAACGTTTAGCAAGCATTTGAGCTTTACGTGCAGACCACTGTCCTGGTGCTCCACCTTTGCCTCCGGCTTTGATAGAGTTAAATAACCTTTTACGCATTCCAGGTTTAGTATAGTTTCCTGAACTATTTACTGTGCTTTTCTTTTTTTTCTTTACTGCCATGATTAATTATTTATACATTCTGGATATGCCTTATTCATTATGTCTCTAATTTTAGCACATCTTTCATACTCTTCAATTTCTATATAATACGCTAACATATTTTCAAATTCGGTTAGTTCAGGACCATTGTCAGGATCAAAAGCCAGTACGGCCTCATGACCCTTCTTAAACTTCTTAATCATTAACTCTTCAAATGTTATCTGATTAGTTAATACTAGAAAAGAATTTTCATACGCTGTCTCAAGTAGTATTGCATCTAGTTGCATTTGTTCTATTTCACTCAGCCCATTATCCTCTTTATGATTATCATCCCATTGTCCCATATTATATTATTTAAGTTACACTGCGTCTATAAGAACAATATACTAAATTCCCCCAACCTATAAAAACTTTTGACTCACAACATAGCCCCCACCTGATTAAAAAAATTTTATATCCCCCCACCGGTCCTGGCAAAATTATGTATTTGGCATAGGTGAGACCCTATATAAAACTGCTCCCCACCTAGTGTCTGTGGTTGGGTTACCCCCCGTAATTATCCACACTTAATTAATTTTTTAAATACTTTTACAAATGGTTTACTTTAGAAAACTAAACATCAATGAGTCTACTGGCTCAGCAACAATCATTGTGAGCTCTGCTCCAATGTCACAGAAACAAACTACACTTGCTGGTTTGTCTGTGGGAACAAGAACTCAAGGGAACATCTCCTTTGGTGTGTTGTCCTTAATAGACCCTGACACCAATCAGGTAATGAGGGCTGATCACCCAACAATCAAACAGCTTGGAGCTAAGCTGAATGTAGGTGATGAACTACCTAACTTCCAACTGTCTGACCAAAAGGTTGTCAACCTACAGACTGGTGA